GGTGCTGAAGTGGGTGTATTTATGGAGGTGGTCAATAAAATCATTTTTCAAGGTAAACCACTGACAGACGAAAATGTCTTTCACATGAAGCGAGAACTGGGGGATGTTATGTGGTATTGGATTAATGCATGTCGTGCGTTGAATCTTGACCCTAATGATGTTATTGACGAGAATGTTCGTAAGTTAGAAAGCCGCTATCCCGGGGGTAGTTTTGACGCACACTATTCAGAGAATCGCAAAGAAGGCGATATCTGAGGACCTAATGTTTCCTGATAAATACAATATCAGGAAACATATATGGACATTCCAGCACTAACACCAAACATTCTTTCAACTCCTAATGGCATGACATTATCGGAGTTGAAGCAGACATTATTCACTAATTTACGATATCGTTTGGGTGACGGTATCATTGACTTAGAGATAGATCCGCAACATTATGAAGCGGCCTATAACTATGCAATTAAAACATATCGTCAGAGAGCGCAGAATTCTACCGCGGAAGCATACGTTTTAATGACTACCATTAAAAACGTTGACACATATACACTACCTCAAGAATTTATCAATGTTAGATGCTTGTACAGACGTACAGTTGGTCTAGAAACAGGACCGGGTTCTAGCAGTTTTGACCCATTCTCAAGTGCTATTCTAAACACTTACTTATTAAACTATAACAATGCAGGTGGTATGGCAACATACGATTTCTATGCAGGTTATGTTGAATTGGCCGCACGTATGTTCGGCGGCTATGTAGTCTACACTTTCGATCCTGTTACCAAAGTATTGCGTATTGTACGTGATCCTAAGGCATCAGGTGAACGTGTCCTAGTCTGGGCAGATGTACAACGTACTGAAGAGGTATTGTTGCAAGACCCGGGCGCTGGTGTTTGGATCGGTGATTTTATATACGCCGTACTAAAGGGAATTATTGGTGAGGCGCGTGAGAAGTTTGGAACTATTGCTGGACCAGGTGGTGGAACAACGTTGAATGGAACCGCTATGAAAGCAGAATCTAAAGCATTGCAAGAAGCCCTCATCGATGAATTGAAACGCTATGTAGATTATAGTCAACCACTGACTTGGGTACAAGGTTAACAGTTAATGACTAGACTTGTTACGTTTGGGTGTTCAATGACGTACGGAGAGGGTCTGCCTGATTGCATAAGCAGTGGTTCACCCTCTCCGAATCCTAGTAAACTAGCTTGGCCCAGTTTATTATCTAATAAGTTGTCTATGGAATGTGTCAATAATAGTTTTCCAGGGCGGGCAAACAAAACTATACTACTTGATGTATTAAACACTGATATAAAAGATGATGACACTGTTGTAATTTTTTGGACTTACTCTCAACGGGGAATAATTTACGATATAAAAAATTATACGAACTTTAGCCCTCATATGCCCGATAATGAGCTTCAGCGCATGTACTATTCTCTCCACAATCAGTATGATTTAATGATGCAGTCTAAACTAGATATCCATCATGCCAATTTGTTTTTATCTACTAAAAAATGTAAGGTCTATAATTTTTTTATTGACCCATTGTTAATATTTAATAGTTCAGGAATTGATGTTGAAATGAAACATATAGGAATAAAATCATTTAAAATAGATGAGGCATCGGATAAGATGCACCCGGGAGTACTATCACAGGAAAAATTATCAAACATTATATTAAGTCATATAAGTAAATAACCATAACAGTTTTCTTTTTTAGACTCCTGTAGTATAATGTGTACTACGGGAGTTTTTTATGATTATTGGTGTAACAGGATTAATTGGTAGCGGCAAAGACACTATTGCTGACTATCTTTGTACGTTTCACGGATTCAAACGTGTAAGTTTTGCGGCATCATTGAAAGATGCAGTAGCAAGTGTATTTGGTTGGGACAGAGAATTACTAGAGGGTTCTACTAAATCTAGTAGAGAGTGGCGTGAACAGAAAGATGTTTGGTGGAGTGAGCGTCTTGGTATGGAAATTACCCCTAGATGGGTACTACAATATTGGGGCACAGAAGTCTGCCGCAACGCCTTTCACAAAGATATTTGGGTAGCAAGTGTAGAGAACAAACTACGTCAGACAAAAGATAACATTGTAATTACCGATTGTCGCTTTGCAAATGAAGTTAATTCTATTAAAAGTGTAGGTGGAATTACAATGCGTGTCAGTCGTGGTGAGCGTCCTATTTGGTATAGTGCGGCAGTTGATTATAATAATGAGCCTGAGGGTAGTGAACAGCGATTAAAAGCTATGGTAGAACTAGGAAACTATGCAGTTCATGCCAGTGAATATAGTAGTATAGGGTTATTATATGACCACTATATTGATAACAACGGAACTATTGATGACTTGCATAAACAAGTCAATTCAGTGGTCAACTTCTAAATCACCTCGACGCCATGTAACATCTTTCTTTTTGACTACTTCAACACAGTTAAGACATATGGTACGTAAATTAGTTAATTTGCAGTTATCCAAGTCACCGTCAATATGAAAGACTGTAAGTTGTGTAGGGAGTACACTATGAAATCCACATAAATCACATGTGGCTTTTTTCTTATATCCAGCAGATTTCCATCTAGGCGTTCTAGGCTTTAGTTTCTTTTTCTTTCGACCGCACTCATCACAACCACTACGATAGTGTGTGACACCCTCACGGATATAATTCACAGCACAATGATTCTTTCCGCATGTTTTGCATATAGGTCTTAGCATACTCTATTTATAACCTTCGAAGGCACGGTAATACCGTCTTTTTTGAATTTTCTACTAAATAATAGTATGCATTTTAGGTGGTAAACCTCAGAATTTTACATAAAGGAAAAACAAAATGGCATTAGTATCCCCAGGCGTAGAAGTAACAGTAACTGACCAAAGTCAGTATCTTCCAGCCCCAACAAATTCAGTCCCACTAGTTCTATTAGCAACTGCTCAAAACAAAGCAAATGCTAGTGGTACAGGTGTAGCGGCAGCAACTACGGCTGCAAACGCTAATAAATTATATCAAGTAACAAGTCAACGTGACCTCGTAAACTTATATGGTACTCCGTTCTTCTATACAACGACAAACGGCACACCAATTCAAGGTTACGAACTTAACGAATACGGCTTGCTGGCTGCCTACTCATTATTGGGTGTAACTAATCGTTGCTATGTCTTACGTGCAGATATCGATTTAGGAAGTCTAGTCGGTCAAACAAGTCGCCCATCAGGCGCTCCTGCTAACAACGCATATTGGTTAAATACTACAACGAGCACATGGGGTATCTATGCGTTTGATGCAACTACCGGAGCATTTACATTACAAACTCCTATTGTTATTACCGATACCGCATATTTAAGTAGCGGTGTGCCTTTAGATAGTATTGGTAATATTGGTGACTATGCAGTCAATGCACTAGAATCAACAGGAGCACCAACAAATGCCGCAGAAAAAACTTTCTTCTACAAGACATCAGATAATACATGGGTGCCTTTAGGTGGCGGATTATGGAGAAGTGATATTCCTACAGTCCAAGGTGGAGCACCTAGCACATTAAACAACGGTAATTTTACATTGAATATCAGTGGATACCAAACTATTACTGTTACCGTTAATGGTACAACATTATCTGCACTAGAGGCAGCTATCAATGATTTAGGTACCCCTATAGTAACTGCTAGAATTGTTAGTGGTAAATTGCAGATTTTATCAAATCAAATTACATCGGCAACTACTCCACCATTCATCACTTTAACTGATGGAACTAATACTCCGTTAGCATTGGGTGGTGTTACACCTGGTCAATATTATCAACCAGCTTTAACATATGGCACAAGTGCTCAGATGCCATTATGGTCTAGCTTACAAACTTATCCAAGACCAACTGGCTCTGTATGGATTAAAATAGGCACATCAGGTAATGGTTTATATCCTAGTCTTTCACAATATAAGACTGCTACAGCATCTTGGATAGCAAAAAGTGTTAGTCAATCTACTAGTGATTGGGCCGCATCTGGTGCACTAGACTCTACCGGTGGTAAAGCTATCCCGGCAGGCACGGTATATGGTCAATATAGTTTCAATAGCGGATCACCATTGCCTACATCACCTTATTATCTATGGGAAAGAAGTGCGACTGGTCCTACTGTTGTCACAGGTGACAATACTAGTCCATTGTTTAATTCTGCTAATCTAGGCGTTGCTGGCCCATACACTTTATATGCTACAGTAAGCTTACCCGGCGGTAGTTTATCGTCTGCGTATACAGTGACTATTCCAAATAATGCTGATGCTACAGATTTTGTAACAGCATGGTCAGCTTCAGGTATACCTAATACGTTAGCATCTGTTGCAACAGATGGTTCAATTACGTTAACTCATACCCTAGGCGGTGAGATATTATTATCTGATATAGTAAATCAAAGTAGTAACGGAGTTATTGAAGAAGCTGGGTTTATCATTGGTACAACTACTGGTGTTAAATATGGACCAACTCACACATATAGTTGGAGTAACGTAGCAGGTTCATCTGGTAATGCAACATTTAACATTTATGCTAGATATGGTAGTTATTACCTAAATGGTACTGGTATCTATACAGGTGGTACTGGTTATGCAGTGGGTGATATCATTACTATTGACGGAGCGGATTTAAGCGGTGCATCAGGTACCAATGATTTACAATTAATTGTAACTAAAATTGGCGGCGGTGGCACTGCTATAACTGGTCTAGCATACTATTCCGGTACTGCTATTGACAGCTATAGTGCTCAATTAAGTAACTGGGTAGAATTTACATACACAAGTAACGAAGGCGCCCCAGTTACTACACCGGCAAATAACACAAATTGGTTCTACAGTGTAGTTGACCAAGTTGATATTATGGTTCAGAAGGCTGGTGCATGGGTTGGTTATAGAACAACTGCATATGATAGTAATGGACATCCAGTAGCGGCGAGTGGAACAGGATCCACAGATCCAAATGGTCCTATCATTGCAGCCACAGCACCGACGACACAAAGTGATGGTACTACTGCATTGGTATATGGAGATTTATGGGTTGACACTAGTAACTTAGATTTGTATCCAATTATCTATCGTTGGCAAGAAGTCAGTGGGGTAAATCAGTGGGTATTGATTGATACTACTGACCAAGTAAGTGCAAATGGTGTTGTATTTGCCGACGCACGTTGGGCGACTAATGGTGTAACAAGTGTTACAGATGATCGGAAGAGCGTCGTGTAGGGAAAGAGTGTGGGTAGGGGTGGGTGGAGAGGGAGTAAAGAAGAAAGAGGAATGTGTAAAGACACGTG